CCGGTGCGTAGGCGGTGCCCGGCGATGTTCCGCAGCTGTCCGATGGGTCGCTCTTCGGGGCGCCCTCGGAACTGGTTGTGGTCACGTCGCGCGAGCGCTGCTTGTGCTTCCGGCTCGATTGATGACAAGCGAATTCCGGTCGGTTGGGTTGGGAGGCTTCGGAGATCTTTCGAAACCTCCCGCCAGTCGTCATCGGCGGACTGTATGATGGTGGAGACGGGTCCACGTCGTGTGAAAGACGCGAGGAGCGCTCTATAGGCTCGTGCGTCCCCACGTGTGGAGATTTGACCCCCGTTTCCGCCAATGTTTATCGGTCCGTTCGGTGTCCGCGCTGGGCGCGTGGTTGCCAGTGTGTGCTTGACGAGCCTCGCAATTGCACCTTTGAGAGAAGGTAGCTTTTGTGCGAGGCGCTCGCGCACAGCATAGGTACCATGCTTCCTCCCGCGGAACAGTAAATTCGCTGCAGAGAGTTCCCGTAGGCCATCGACTTGGGAAGCGGCCGCGTGGTGGTAACTGGTCCGTTCGATCTGTTTCTCGCAGAAGACGCCTCCGACGACACTGATCAAGCTCTTGGTGACATTTATCTTCAGGCCTGATTCCTCGGTTCTCTTGTGGTACGCCTCGATCCGAGTGCGTGGCCAAAGAGCAGCGAGGTCATCGCCGCAGATGACAAATGTCCGATCTGAGCTGATCTGGTGTCCGTCGGACGCGTTGAACGCGTTGAGTACAGAAAGGACGGTCCAGGAGATCCCGAGGCCGAGGAGAGTACTGTTTTTGGTGTACCTCCATCCCCCGTCGATGCTCTGCAAATGCTGTGGTCCGACTAAGGCGAGTGCTGCTGCCTTTCGGTCTTTGCTCCAATCGAGAGCTACCGCGATCCCTTCGATGATCGCCTTAGCCCTGTCGTGGGATATCCACTCGGTTGCCGCGGTCAGGTCTGCCGAATACACCAGTAATGCGGGAGCGCCCAAAACCTCTGGTTTTGGGTCCCGCATAATTGGTTGTGTATCGGTTAGTCCTGCGCGGAACCAAGGGTGTCT